GGGGAGAATAATTTAACTAAGGAGTCTGTACCAAAGACTCAGCAGGAGATTGAGAAACTTTTGGGTTGTACCTACAAGGGTTTATTATGTACTTCTTTCTTTGGGCAACATAACAATTTTCATTTCCTTGACGCCTCCCCAGAAGACAAGCGAACTATTATTAACAATTTTCTTAATCTGGATTATATTCTAGATAATAGAAAATCTGTAAAAGATCTAAAGTCCAAGTACTACCAGGAAGCTAAATCCCTTCTAGCTATTATAAAAGAGCATAGAAGGAGTATTGATAGTATGGAAGAGAAAAAAGAGAAGGTAGTTAGAATAAAGAAAGAGTACCAAAATGAGTACGATGAATATGCTCTGAGTTTGTCTCTAGAGGATATTTTAAAAGCAGAAGAAGAGGAGAGACTAAAGGATCAAAATTTACTCATCTATAAGAAACAGCTAGGGAGCTTACAGGATAGAAAATTATACTTAGGGGGTAAGCGGCATGGGGGTGTTTTTGTCTGTGATAAATGTAATCAGAAGTTACCGGCTATTTCTAAAAAAGAGATAGAAAAAGATATAAACTTTTGTGAATTAGATATAAAAGAGGTGAATAGGAAAGTAAAAAGAATAGAAAATATTATGCAATCCTCTCCCATATCCTCTAGAGAGTTCATGGAATTAGAAGAGTATAGGGGTCTGTGTAGAGATGTGGAAAAGTATGATGAATTTAAGAAAGACCTGGAAAAATCTATAATTGACGCCGAAGAGAAACGATCTTATCAGGAAACAATGTATGAGGTTATGAAGTTCTGGGAAAGAGCGTTTTCTGAACAGGGTGTTATTAAATATGTTATACGAAATATTTTGGACTACTTTAATACTAGAGCCAATTACTATTTATCCTATCTCTGTGATAATTACTACATTATAACTTTTGATGAAGAGCTATGCGAAAAGATAACCTCGGCTGGTACTCAGACTCAGTATATATCATTGTCTGGGGGAGAAAAAAGGAAGGTGAATCTTGCTGTACTCATGGCTCTTAAAGATTTATTTATTCTAAACAGCTCTTTCGATTCTAACATACTGTTTTTAGATGAAATAGCTGAAAATCTGGACGAAAAAGGAGTAGATTGTTTATATACTCTCCTACAGGAAATTAAGAAAACGAAAGATATTTTTGTTATTACTCATAATAAATATTTAAAATCTAATCTTGATTCCGTGGGTAGAATCTCTATAATTAAGTCTAATGGTAGCACAACTATAAAAAGGGAATAATATGGCTTTAGCGAAACTCAATACAATTGGTCAGGAAATTTTTGAATCCAGATACGCCTATCCTGGGGAAAAGACATGGGCGGAACGAGCTAAGGTTATAGCTAGAGTAGTTTCTTCGGCTGAGAGTGATGATGAAAAAGAAAAAATTGAAAAGGCGATTTATGATTCAGTCGGTTCTGGGGACTTTATCCCAGGGGGCAGGATCATTTATGGGGCTGGCCGTAACCGTGGTAATCATAATCTTCTCAATTGTTATGTTATTATTCCAGAGGATAGTGTTGATTCCATTGGCAAAACCATTAACGATATGTACCGAATTTCTTGCGCGGGTGGAGGAGTAGGGTTTAATGTATCAAAGATTCGTCCAAAAGGGGATGATATAGGGAGTGTACGCCACTCTGCTCCTGGGGCGGTGTCTGTCCTTAAAATGATTAATGAGGTGGGTGAGCATGTTAGAGCAGGGAAAAATCGTCGCACGGCTCTTATGGGGATTCTTAATGTGACACATCCTGATTTGTTGGAATTTCTTTCCGTTAAGCTGGATAAAGGGGAACTCTGTAACTTTAATATCTCCGTAGCCATTACCGACCGTTTCTTAGAGGCTATTGAATTAGGGGAGGATTGGTATTTTACATTTAATAACAAAGAGTATCATTTGTATGAGTTTCTGAGACAAACTCACCCAGAAACAGATTCTCCTGATAGAATTAGAGTTATAGCGCAGGACGAGGAAGATGCCTTAGCTAGAGCAGAAAACTTTTATAAAAAAAAATGGGATGATACATTTAAATTTTCTGGTCGTAAAGCCCTAAAGGCAAGAGACTTATGGGATATGATATGGAAAAATTCTGTAGAGTCAGGCGACCCAGGAATATATAATATTGATCTTTCGAATAAATATACGAATGTTTCATATTTTGAACGACTCGATTCAACTAATCCCTGTGGTGAGATTTCGTTACCATCCTATGGAAATTGTTGTTTGGGTAATGTTAATCTTAGCAATATGGTTCTTGATAATGGACTTGATGTGGACTGGAAGCGTTTGGCGCGTACAGTTCGTCTAGGGATCAGGTTTTTAGATAATGTGCTAACGATTAATACTTTTCCTACCGAGGAGTGTAAGAAAGTGGGAGAGCGTTCCCGTCGAGTAGGCTTGGGGGTTACTGGTCTTCACTATATGCTTATTAAATTGGGGATTAAGTATGGGGACGAGAAGTGTTTGGAATTTTTAGAAAGATTGTTTGCTACTATTAGAGACGAAGCTTATAAAATGTCTGTTTACCTCGCAAGAGATAAAACACCATTCCCTGAATTTGATTATAAAAAATATCTTGAAGAAGAATTTGCGAAAACTCTCCCAGCTCGTATTAGAATGCTTATCAAACGACACGGGATTCGAAATGCTGTTATGCTCACTATCCCTCCTTGTGGTACTATTTCTATGTTACACGGGGTTAGTTCAGGTATTGAGCCTATTTTTTCTGCTATGTATACCCGTCGTTATAGGCATAGCAATATTTGGAAAGAACAGTTAGTTGTAGATCCTCTCTTTAAAGAGTGGTTTGAATCTGGATTATCACTTGAAAACTTCGTGGGTGCTTATGATGTACCCCCAGAGGATCACATTAGAGTTCAAGCAACTATTCAGAAGTACATTGATTCTTGTATTTCTAAGACTATTAATCTTCCCTCTACTTCTAGTCCCGAAGAATTCTCGCAGGAGGCTTTGGACTATGCTCCATATCTTAAGGGCCTCACCGTGTATAGAGCAGGAGCAAAAGAAGGAGAGCCCCTTGAAGCTATTCCTTTAACTGAGGATAACATTACCAAGTATATGAAGATGGTGGATTTTGAGGAAGAGGTTCAGACAGGAGAAATGTGCAGCGTGGCTGGAGGAGATTGCGGAGCATAATGGAAATAAAAATAAATAAGGGTCAGATAATTACTACTGCCTGTATAGCAATAGCAGGGTGGTTTGCTGCTGAGACTTACTCTCAAGCCCAGAGATTAAGTTCATTAGAAGAGGATAGAATTATACACATGAGGCAGGATTCAGAACTACAGGAGATAAGAGAGAGCATACAAGATATTATTGTGTTATTCTTCCAAGAGGAACATGACCATGCTCCTGTGTATGATAATGCTAATCCCAACGAGGGGTTTTCTGCTGCCCAAACAGATTTACGAAATTTAAGGAGCGTTAAGAGGTAGGGATTATAACCGATAAACCTAAATATTAATATGTGGAAATACCTATTACCTATATTTTTATTGGCTTGTCAAGGAGAAACAGTTCCCTCTAACCATGACGATGATGACCCTGTAGATGAACCTTGGTGTGAAGATCATGAATGGGAACCTAATGATGATTTCTTTCAGGCTGATTTTATTACAGTCCTGCCAACTTTTACAGAGGAATGTATAGAGGGGTTAATAACCTCTCAATATGTAGATTACTTTTTATTCTTTTTAGTTCCGCCTAGTATGGATACAGAAGTAGTAGAGGTGTCATTATCTGTAGAAATATTAAATGAATTTACCACTCCGAAAGTTACCTTTTATCAAACTGAGTATGATAAGGAGGGTAATCCAACGGGAGGTTATACTAGGTTAGGAGAATTCATTGGAGCAGATGGGTGGCTCTTGATCTCCAATTGGCCTGTGCGGTACGATTTCTTAGAAAGAAATAATTTATATGTTAAATTAGAAGCATTTGCTCCTCCTGGGGTTGTAGCTGACTATAAGATAAGTGTGTGGTAAAAATAAAATATGACCTTTATAATTCAAGAACCTTGTGTTGGTGTTAAAGATGCAGCGTGTGTATCTGTGTGTCCCGTGGACTGTATTTATGAAGCTGACCCTAAAGAGTCTACACTAAATCTTCCTATGTTTATTCATCCAGACGAGTGTATTGATTGTATGGCTTGTGAACCTGAGTGTCCTGTGGATGCAATCAGAGTTGAAGATGAGGCAGCGGAACCTTGGATAAAAATAAATTATGTGTTAGCGGACGAACATGACGCGCTATAGTAAAAAAGTATTGGAGCATTTATTGAGGAGTATAAAGCAAAATGATAATGATGAGTGATAGAGCCGCCCTGGAGGTGGAGAGGATAGTCCATGAGCAGAAGCTAGGAAAAGTTTTTCTGCGAGTGGGTGTAAGAGGAGGGGGTTGCAGCGGATTTTCATATACGCTAGGGTTTGATGATACCAAAGCAGATGTAGATCAAGTTTCTATTAAGGAGTGGCAGCCAAAAGATATAGAAGTTATTTGTGACCCGAAAAGTTTTCTTTATCTTAATAATACTATTATTGATTTTGAATCGGGTTTGATGGGAAGAGGGTTTAGGTTTACTAATCCTAATGCAACTAATAGTTGTGGATGTGGGGAGTCGTTTACCGTCTAATGGCTATTTTTGAGTGGATTTGCAGAGAGTGTAAAATTTATTGGGACAAGAATTATCGTATTGGAAAGGCCCCAAATAGAACTAAATGCCCTGAATGTACAAAGCTTTGTGATAGGTACTGGCAGAACAGTATCCCTGCAGTACATTTTAATGTAAAGGGGTTCCCCGATAGGGATAGAAAATTAGCTAAAACAGGGGGTCATGTAGCAGGGGATTCTGATGAAATGGCTAAGTCTCTAATTCAGGATTCTAAGAATGCTATGCAAAACGGTAATGCTATGTATCAAAGAGTAACTTTCAACCCGAAAGGTTGGAATACTGCCGCTGCTAGATTAAGTGGAGAGGAGAGAGAGAAGGCTGGTTATTTTAAACCAATCAGCGATAGACGCAAACAAGAAAAGCAGAGAATCTCTAAAAAACAGACAGAAGATGCCTATAATAAGCATATGACGCATAAAACTACAGGCCCCAACGACCCACGAATTAAGCACCAGTAATGAAATATGATTTTTCTGATAATATTCAGAGAGGGATGCTGTTTCTCTTAAAAAGCAACAAAGATTTTTTTTCTCAAATAGTAAATTTAGTAAAACCTGAATACTTTGAGTATGACATTCATGGTAACCTGTTCAGGACTATATTAAAATATTACTACGAATACAAGCAACTTCCTACAGACGATTTTATTGTTCAGGAGGTAAAAGCAATAAAGACAACGAAAGAAGATCTTTCGGATTATGTTGATGAGTTAGAATACATCAATGGTTTGGATGTTTCCTGCATAAGTAATGAAGAATACTTCATGGATCTCGTAGAGGATTTTGCGAAAAGAGAAGCCATGAAGAGTGCCATTACCGAAAGCGTTATCTTATTAAAAGAGGATAGGATTGGAGATATTGAAGGTATTGTCCGAAAGGCTTTGACCGTCAGTAGGTTCGTTGATAACGGGCAGGACTACTTCTCTTGTGTATCCGACAGGTGGGACCGCATTATCAACAGGAAAGAAGAGAAAAAGTATGCTACCATTCTTCCCTCTCTGGATCGTTCCTTAGAAGGGGGGTTGGGTATTAAAGAATTGGCTATGGTAGTAGCCCCTCCTGGAACTGGGAAGTCCTTATACTTAGTCAACCAAGCAGTTAGATCTCTGATGGAAGGGAATAATGTTTTGTACATCTCCTTGGAGATGGCAGAAGATAAGATCGCTCAGAGGTTTGATTCAATAATGAGCCTTATTCCGCAGCGTAAGCTTAAGGAGCCCACAGGGCAACTAGACCTTAAGGAGCGTCTAGATATTTTCCAAGAGGAGTTTAGTAGTAGGCTGGTTATCAAGGAATTTCCTACCAGTACGGCAACAGTAAATACCATTAGGGCTCTCCTTACTCAGCTTGCTAATTATGAGGAGTTTAATGCTAATCTCATTATTGTTGATTACCTAGAGCTTTTGCGTCCTACCAGGGAGATCCTACATGAGTATTTAGCTCAACAGAGGATTGCAGAGGAGCTTAGAGGTTTGGCTATGGAAAATTCTCTACTAGTCTGGACTGCTACGCAAACTAATAGGATGGGTCGAGCTGTAAAAATCATTACAGACGCCGAGCTAGGAGACTCATACGGAAAGATTCGTACTTGTGATTTCGCTATTTCATTAAATCAGAAGGAAGAGGAGTTTGATGAGGGGCTTATGAGAGCATATGTAATGAAGTCTAGGAATGGTAGACCTAGATTTGTAGTCCCTATGACTATAGACTATGGTACTCTACGCATGGCAGAGGATGACCTAGGAGAACTAGGATGAAGCATATCTTTGAAGAAATGATAGAAAAGGATTGCACTACTTTTAATGCGGGTTGGAGAGCATTTGAAATTAAATTTTGTAAAACTTTAAAGTCTTCTGGAGAAAAGGTTTATGGAGAAGCAGATTTTGATAAATGTACCATCTCTTTAGAGAAGTCTATGGACCATGCTACTGCGCGGCACACTCTCCTTCATGAGATTTGTCATGTTCTGTTGGAAACGATGGGGCTCGGAGGGCATCATGAAGTGAAAGAAGATTGCATTGAGTCCACTAATGAAATCATTACCGAAAGTATGGCAAGAGCTATGATGATGGCTTACAAACTTAATCCTGAACTATGGAGCATTATTTTTAATGAACAAAGCAGATAAACTACTGTTAGCATATGAAGACATGACTTGGGAGAACTATGTTATTATTTGTGATGCTATTGTAACCATTGACCAATCTAGGTTGGAGGACGAACTAACAGAACAGCCGGTCAACTATTCTCATTGGGCTGGCTTACTGGCCCGTGCCAAGAGCGAGTTAGATATGGCTAACCTACACCTCACACAATTTATTGCCAGAAGTACCAGGGATATTCAGGAAGAAGCCTTTAAGTCTGGTAAGAAAAAGACCGCAAAAGATCTAGATTCCCTGGTGGAATCTGCCGCTGATTATGCTACATATGTCAAAGAAGTTTCCAAAATTAATCAGAAATATCTGATGATTAAGGGGCTGGTTTCAGCGTTGGATCAGCGCATGAGTTCGCTAGTGCAACTTTGTAGCGCAAAAAAAGCAGAAATGAAGCTGTATAATTGAAAAACGAAGCTATAACTGTCTATAATAGACCTTACTAAGCTAACAAACTAACTATAAAAATGGAGAAAAAATAACATGGCTATTGACCTTGAAGCTCTTAGAGCAAAACACGCAGAACTTACTCAATCCTCTACTGGGGCAAGATCGGACTTTCTTTCTAACTTTATTCAATTGAATGAAGGAACTAACTTGGTTCGTATTCTTCCTGGAAAAGATGATGATACTCTGTTCTATGCAGAGACGAAGATCCACCGTATTCCTAACGGTGAAGGACAAATTAAGAATGTCCATTGTCGTAAAATGCAGGGAGAAAAATGTCCTCTTTGTGATGCTTATTACGCTCTCTGGAAGCGTGTAAACGAGGGACACAAAGAATATGAAACTTTGGCTCGACAAATTAAGCCCCGAGCTAGGTACTATATGAATGTGCTTGATCGTGATAGTCGAGAAGTAAAAATTCTATCTATTGGGGTTATTCTCTTTAAGAAAGTAGTGGCTGCTATGTTGGATGAGGATTTTGGGGATATTACTGATCCTGTGGAGGGTCATGATTTCAAAATCGTTAAGATTATGGAAGGACAATGGCCGAAGTATGACCAGTCTCAGCCTCGCCCAAAGTCAGAAAAATTGGGTACTCCAAAAGAAGTAGCTACATATATGGAACAACTTCATGAGATTCATGATCTTGTTAAAATCGAGGACTACGAAGGTGTTAAGCAGTATGCTGATAATCTTTTGAATACTCGACAAGGCGATAGCTCCACGCAAGAAACAGATGAAGGTGGAGATTACCTTACTAAATTACAAAGTTAATAAACTATGAAAAATATTATTCTAACCCTTGTTTTTACTGTTTTCCTAGGTGTAGGTTTAGGGTCCTGCACTGCTCTGGGAGATATATTCGGAGAGGATACTGTCCTTACTACGGCAGATCAACTTGAAGAGGGGCAAGTGGGGGTACTTGTTCCCTTCGACCAGCTTCCCGAATCGGTTAGAGAGCAGATCCCAGAGGGGACTGCCCTTGTTATGGCTACTAAAGATCAACTCGTCGCTAATGCCGCTTATGTTCCTGTTGGTGGAATTTCTGATGGTGAAGATATGGGTGGAGTAATTGATGCTATTTTTGGTATTGCTAGTACTTTCCTCCCTGCTCTTGCAGCTTGGGAGGGGGTTGTTACCTTGTTCAGTCGAAGAAAGAGAACTCATTATGTGAAAGCAATTAGGGCTATTCTTCCTACTGATAAGACTGTTGATCTCGGTGCTGCTATTGGGAGCGTTGCTTCCGCACTTGGTATTTCTCACTCCTCCGAGAACTCCTCTACGGCGTTTGAGGATGATCTGCTTGAAGAATCGTAAATACTAATCTTGGTTTACTATTATAAAGCGAGGGGATCCCTCGCTTTATTTTTATGATGCAACAACTAACTCCTGAGATATTACAGACATGGAAAGGATTTTTTCCAGACGGAAGAAAGCTGAATATATTAGTAATACCTGCTAATGATGGTGGGTGTGCATATTATAGGGCTTGGTCCCCATACCAGAAGCTCCAAGAACTTTATTCTAATATAGTGGATGTTAAGTTTGATAAAAATCCATTAGGTTTAGATGAGGAAAAGAGGTTGCTTGATCCAGACTTTGATCATGTCAATATGAAGTGGTCTGATGTTGTTGTGATGAATAATATTTCTAACTTTGGAGGACCTTATACTACCCGTGTGTGTGGCATGGCTAAAGAGCTTAATAAGTTCTTTCATATGGACACGGATGACCTTTTAACAGAGTTATATGAAGGACATAGATTATCGAAAGTGTATAAAGAGAAAGGACTTAGTGAAATGACCAAGTTTATTTATTCTCATTCTGATTTAGTCAGCGTTACTCAAGAGAAGTTTGCAGAAAGGGTCTCTCCCTATTGTTCTAAGAAGTTGGCTGTTGTAAAGAATGCTATAGATTATAACCTACCAGGGTGGAACTCCCCTCTGATTCCCGCACCTAGGAAGAGAATGGTTAGAGTTGCTTGGGCAGGAGGGATACACCATGAGGAAGATGTAAAAGAGTTTTCAGGAATTCCACATTTTGTGAATGGTAGAGTGGGGAGGGAAAACATTCAATGGAATTTTTATGGATCTCCTCCACCTACAGCAGAGAGAGATTGGCAGACCGAGGTTTGGGACAACTATAGATCTATTTTAATGAAGGGCTTTAAGGGTGGAAAAAACTGGAATATTTTCCCTGCTATGCCAGCACAAGAATATGGTAGGCTTTATTCCGCTAACGATGTGGCTATTGCCCCTCTACAAATGAACGCCTTTAATGATTCCAAGTCGGATATTAAAGTAGCAGAGTGTGGGAGATACGGGTTACCTCTCATAGCCTCAGATGTAGGATGTTATAATGAAACAATTAAAAATGGAGAGACAGGGTATCTTCTTCCTGTTGGCGCAAATGCGAAGGAGTGGGTTTCTGTTTTATCAAGAGCGTTTAAGGATAAGAAACATTTAAAAGAAATGGGACAAAATTTGAAGAAAATAGTAGATGAGTACTATGATTTAAATAAAGTAGTTCATTTTAGAATACTAATGTATAAGGAGTGTATGAATGTCTAGAAAGAAAAAAATTAAGAAGAAAGTGGTGAGGACTTTCAAACATAGTGGAGATTTAGGAGATATTATCTTTTCTCTCCCTACTATTAAATCCTTGGGTGGAGGAATTTTATATTTAGATCCAATGGGAGGAGAAGAGGAACCTCTAGTTTCTTGGGGAAATGGTTTATTTACTCATACAAAACTTACAGATAAAAATATAGAGATTGCTAAAGAACTTCTTGAGTACCAAGAGTATATTGATGAAGTAAAGCCTTGGGCTGGTGAGGACGTAAACTATAATTTAGATATGTTTAGGATGCATATTCGTTACAACAACTTATCTGATTCACACCTAGCTGCTTTTGGAATTCCGTTTGAAGAAAGGGATGAGCCTTGGTTGAAAGTTCCGTCTGCTATTATTGATGACCCGGAAAGGGATGTAGTTTTTGCTAGAAGCTGTAGGTATCACGGGAATTATTCTTTCTGGGAAACTATTGATAGAGATCTTATTTCTAAGGCTTTCTTCTTGGGATTTAAAGAGGAGCATGAGCAGTTCAAGTACACCTACCCCCACATGGCAGAGGTTCCCCGTAGAGAGGTTCAGAGCCTCCTAGAAATGGCTCAAGTGATCTCAGGCGCAGACCTGTTCGTTGGTAACCAGGGTCTCCCACACGCGATTGCAGAGGCTCTCAAGAAGCCTATGCTTAATGAGGTTTTCCGTCCTTACCCCGCTGCCGTCTTTCACCGTGAAGACGCTAAGTATGTGTGATTTATGGCTATCTTCGTTTTACTTTACATCCTAATTTGTTATAAAATTGATCTACCCGTCTATTGGTATGATTGGACCTTGTTTGCTTTGTTGGAAATTTACGCTATTGGTGGAGTGTTATTTTCACAGCAGGTAAAAGAAGCATACAACAAGGGAGTGGTAGAAGGGTCTAGAACTATTTTGGATCCTACTGATAATATATTCTCCGATGTTTAAACATGAATTATAATATTATTTATAGAAGTTGTGATAGAGTAAATGCTTACTCAGGAGGAGGGAGAGTTCGACCATACGGGACTAAGTTAGAAGTAATTTCTAAATGTTTTAGGTTTATGCTTAGGTCTATTACTGATTATGAGAAAGGAGAACTAGCAAAGGATAACCCTTTAAAATTATACATCTGCGACGATCACTCTTCTAAAGAATTGCTAAAGATGCTAAGAAACTCGGCTAGTGAGTATGAAGTTGAGTACGAGATGATTCCTATGGAGGAGACAGGTAATGGCAATAGTCTGAAAGCTTGTTATGATTATGCATACCAGAACCTAGACGGATTCCTATTCTTTATTGAGGATGATTACCTAATGG